AAATCGTTTTGAAAATGTTGATGCTATTTTAACTTACGCTGAAGGTAATTCTCAACTAGACGGAAAGCCTCGCGAAGGAATTGTATTTCGTTCTATTGATGGAGCAAAGTCTTTTAAGGCAGTAAGTAATAGTTTTTTACTTAAATATCATGGATAAAGGAGATAAATATGAAAACTTATTTAATTGTAGGATATGATGCTAATTATGGCCCTAATCATGGAATGTATGATTGGGAAATTCATGATTGTACTGACTATGAAGAAGCCGAAGGTATTGGCATTGAACTCGCACTCAGAGTAATAGAATCATATAGTAGTATAATGGAATCAATTGAGAATGACGTCTGGGAACAGATGCAAGAAGAAGGAATTACCTCAGACGATCCAGACTACGACGATATTTTTGATGGCAGAGTTGCCGATGCACTTAATGAAGCTTGTGAATATCAGATTTATGAACTTCGTTCAGATTTTGATTATTCAGAATTATCAGAAGATAATATGGATTGGGAAGAAATTCGTGACATTTATTCTGTTGATTGTATGTAAAGGAGGACTAAAATGATCTTATTTATTATTGGTATTCTAATTTTACTAGGCGGTTTATTTTGCGCAATAATGTCTGAAGAATATAAGGGTATTATTAGCACAATCTCAATTGTTCTATCTGTAGTTTTAATTGCAGTTTCTTGCATATCATATGTACCTACTGGACATACTGGTATCGTAACCACCTTTGGCAAGGTACACGACGAAACTCGCGACGCCGGATTAGCCGTTCATGCCCCTTGGGAAAATATTATTAAAATGGATAATCGTGAACAGCGTGTTCCTTTCAGTCTACAAGCTTTTTCAAAAGATATTCAGCAAGTAGACATTCAAGGCTCAATTAATATTAACATTAATAAACCTACTGCTATGATTCTATATCGTGAAGTAGGTACGGATTATGTAAATATTTTTGTGACTCCTCGTATTCAAGAAGATGTAAAAATTGTAATTGCACGATATACAGCTGAAAATCTAATTGAAAACCGTCAAACAGCTTCTGATACTATTTATGAATTAATTAAACAAGAATTAACCGAAAAAGGCATTAATGTAATTTCTCTTGCCCTTGAAAATGTAGATTTTACTGATGCTTTTGAAGCCGCAGTTGAAGCTAAACAAGTAGCTACTCAAGAAAAGCAGCGAGCGCAAACTGAACAAGAACGTATGACTATGGAAGAAGAGGCCGCAGGTAAACGTGCAGTTATTATTGCTAATGCAGAAGCAGAAAAGGCTAAAATTGCCGCACAGGCCGAATTAGAGGTAGTAAAAATTCAAGCTGAAGCTGCACTATACGCCGGTGAAAAGGAAGCAGAAATGAACAAACGTATTTCTGAATCTCTAACTGATGGATTAATTAATTATTACTGGATTAAGCAATGGAATGGTAAACTTCCTACTGTAAGTACTGATAATGTAATGCCACTATTAAATATGGAAGGAGTGCTAAAGGATGACTAATGAAGTAAAAGCCGCCATTCTGCGGCAGCGTTATAATCTATTACTAAGTCGTGGTCCTCATAATATGAAAATTGCCGCAAAAATTATGCGAAAAATTCGTAAACTTGAAACTGCTGAATAAGCAGTTTCTTTTTGACTTTATATAAAAATTATGTTATAATAATAAAAAAGAAAGGAATGAAAGATATGCACGACGTATTTTATTTTACTGACATTCATGGCCGTCTTGAGCTATTTAACACGATCCGTAAATGGTGTTTAGAACAAGATGAAGATTGTACTATTATTTACGGTGGGGATGCTATTGATCGCGGACCGGATGGATATACTATAATGAAAGAATTACTTGAAGATCCTAGAATAGTATATCTATATGGAAATCATGAAGATTTATTTATTCAAGCGGCAGATGCCATTATTGGTCGTTATTCCGCTAATGATGAACTATATAATTATCTTCATTCCTGTGATGAAAATAGAGCTAAATCAATTATTCATACTATGAATGGTATATACAATGAAGCAGTACGATCGCATCTATTTAATGGTGGTGAATCTACTCTAATAGGATGGCTTCTAGACGGAGCAGACGAAGAAATTGTTGATAAAATAAGAGATTTACCTCGAACTTTTAAATATGAAAATTTAGATTTCAGTCATGCAGGTGGTTCCATAGAAGCTTTTGAAGAAGTGTATAATGCTGAATATAATGGTAAGCCCCGTGACATATTTTATGAGCGTGAATTAATTTGGGATAGAGAACATTTTGCCTATGGATGGGCTAATGATAGAATTTGTATTCATGGGCATACTCCAACAATTTATCTTCCAAAAAGTATTTATGGCAATGATTTAAGTGAAAAAAATATTCATCCATGTTGTTGGGGAGAAAAACTAGGAGCAAAAGATAAAAGAGGCGGATTAAAAATTGACATGGATACAGGTATAACCTTTATTGGACGCGCCTTTGTACTTAATTGCTTAACTATGAATGTAACTAGATTTGATGCTCCTAGTATTAGAACTGGAATCGCTAATTCACCAATTACAGTTGAAGAAACTTATAATATTATCAAGGAGGATTAATTTATGAAAAAACTAATCGCTTTAATATTACTATTAATTACATTAATTGCACCCCTTAATACAAGTGCGGCGAGCGCGCCTTCTCCCTCTTTAAAATCATTATATCATTTTTAGCCAGAAATTGAATTTGATTTTTTAGATCAAAGATTAACAAATTTAGATTTATAGTATTGGGAACCATATAAAGTTTTAGAAGAAGAAATGTCTAATATTAATTGGAAAAAAGATTATACAATTGATGAAAGCTTAATTCTTTATTTGAAAGAAGAGTACGAAACTATTGAAATGTCTTTTCCACTTCTATATAATGATTAGGAAGATTTAGTATATGGGATATTTATTACCGAGGATGAACATGCTTTCATAAGATAGGGAACTGTTACAGAAATCGGAACTGTTATTTTTTATATGTCATATATTGATAATACGACAATAATGTATATTGTATCCAATCATAAGGCGGGCTAATTACTCGCCTTATTTTGGTGGTGATAACATGGCTATAAGAAAACGAAGTGCAGGACGTATTAAAGGTACTGAAGTCGGAGACGTTAGTATCTTATCAAAATTATTTAATATCGGCCCAGGAAAAAGGTTCTTCTTTTTTAATTCATTGCTTACTTGCACATTACCTGGAGCACAACAAGCCATTAGCTATGGAAATGCTGCTTTTAATATACAAGAACAAACTAATTTAATGAATGGGCAATGGAATGAAGAAATGTCAAAATTACTTACAACATTAAAAGGATTTCAACAACATGAAGAAGGTAATGAAATAAAATTATTTAAAGAAGTTATAAAACCGCTATTAGAATTAAATCCAGATAAATATAATGATTTTATGGACGTAATAGAAGGAGATACAATTAATTATCCTAAGTTTTTAGCTTTATTAAATATTTTAGATACTGACATTGAAACTGCAAGTTATTTAATAAAAGATATGTATTCTACAACGAAAGCCTTTAATGAAAAAGTTGAAACGATAATTACAACAGATGAAAACATAAATATAAATTCATAGTATGAAGATTTTATTGGTAGACGAAATGATATAATTACTGAAATTAGAGCTCAATTAGGGGCAGAAGGAATTGAATCATATTCTTTAATTTCTAAAAATATGGCCGCAGTTGCAGAAGATTTAGATTCATTAAATAAAAATAAAAATATAAATGTTAATGATTTAGATTCATTAATTATTCAATTATTAAATTCTAATCAATCTTCTATAAAAATTTCTAATACAAAAACTAAATTAGCTCAAACTAATGAAATAAGACTTCAAATGTTACAACGTATTAGACAATATGCTGCGGCTTATCAATTATCTATAAATGATATGATAAAAAAAATGTTAAATACAGCCAATGAAATATAGCAATTTAATCAACAATCAGAAACTAATCCAAGAGAGTAGGAAATTATTAATAATTTAAAAAAAGATCTTGAATTAGCCCTAACTCAATATGATATAATAGAAAATCAATATAAAGATTTAATGAGCGCTATATATGGAAAAAATTACTTAACTACAAGAAAAGGAAAAAATAAAGATTAGATTAGTGGGCTAACTAAAGAACGCAGACAACGTATTATCGCCGCTTTTAAGAAAGAAGGTAAAAATGTAGAAGAATTAGAAAAATTTGAAGAAGAAAAGAATGATATTCGTTTAAAAACAGCATTTAATAACTATAAAAAAATGATTGAAAGAATTCTTGGAGTACAAACAATTACTATAAATAATTTAATTAAAGAACTTGATGACAGACTAAAAACAAGTGACTCGCAACTTCGTAAATAGACTATGACAATAGTAAGTGAAACGGGTGGTACATTGGGACTTTAGCAAATAAAAAATCAAGTTTCTTCTATAATAGGTAAAAAAAATATTAAAGCGGATGGATTAACCTTTGCTCTTGGAAAAGCTATTATAGATGATCCAAAAATTAATTTATCTGCAATTAATAAATTAGAAAAATCTAAAATAAATATGGCTCCAAAAACTCTTACAAAAGAAATACGTTCTTATAATACCAAACGAAAAAAAAATACCCTAAGTTATACATCAAAAGGAGATTTATAGGCTAGTGATAAATTAGATATGGATTTTTTACATTAGGCTGAAAAGACTATAAAAGATTAGAAAAAATTATCTTTTATTTTATAGAATATATTTGAAATTGAACGTTCTATAAAATTCGCAGATACCTTTACAGAACTTGAGCGTGGTTTTCATGGAGGAAGCCTTGGAGCCGGACTAGAAGAAAGTATTAATAATATTAATGATATGATGATGCTAGGAGGACTACAGCCACAAGATCCAGAATTTTTAATGAGTGCTATAATGAACGCAGGCCCAGGAATGTTAGGAAATAAATAGAAGGGAGCATTAGAAATGTACTTAAGTGCTATCACCGCAGCTTGTATGTTTACTTCTGGCGGTCAAGCTTTACGAGATTGGGCAGATTCTGCGGCAAATTAGTTATAGGGATATTCCTCAAATAAAATACACTTATTTGTATTTAACACTGTATATGTCCCATTATCTTATATCTTAAAACTAGTAGAAGAAGGAATGGAAAAAAGTATAAATATTCTCGCGACTCAAACTTCATATTTAAATCGTGGAGCACAAGTAGTTATATATAATCCAGTAAATGAAGAAGATGATAAAGTAACCACTGAATTTGTATTTTCCGATGGGCATAAAAGCGCTAGATTAGGAGATTGGCAAAAAACTGCAGAAGCAGGTATTCCTAAAATTAAATTAAGTATGGGATTACTCGCTGGATTTTTAGATACTTTAGATTCAATTCAAAAAGTATTAAGCGATATAGGTAAATAAAAGTTTTTATCCAAGTTATTTATTTGAGACAATACTTATTCTAGGAAGGAAATAACCTTGCTAGGAGGGGATTATATGAACAAGGTACTCGAATTCTTCAAAAAAATTCCTAATGCTTATTATCGTTGGAAAAATCGTAACGAAAAGTTAGAAGCTTTCCTCCAAGATTCTAGTAAAAATCGAGATTAGCTGACTAAAATAAGTAATGCCGTTACAAATTTACAAACTGACCTAACTACCGTAAAATCTAAAGTAACTTCTTTAGAGCAAAGTGTAGAACAAATTAATGGCAGAGTAGAAACTCTTGGCCGCGGTGCCAAAACGGAATTATTTGATACTCTTCATAACTGGAGAGTTATTTTAGTAGCTGAAAAGAAATGGGCGTCTGTTGCCGAAAAGAAAGAAGTTGAAAATATATGGGAAGTATATCATAAAGAACTTGGCGGCAATGGACAAGGTGAACGCTATTATAATGAAATAATGGCTTTACCAGAAAGTGAAGAAGAACTAAAAGCTAAACAATGAGGTGATATTATGGAAAAATTTAAGAAATGGATCGCGGCAGCAGGCATTCGTGCGCTAAAAACTTTTGCCCAAACTGCAGCTTCTCTTATTACTGTAGGAGCAGTTATGAGTGAAATTAATTGGGTTATGGTATTTAGTTCTGCTGGTGTCGCCGCAATATATTCTTTATTAACTTCTATTGGCGGTTTACCTGAAATTAAATTAGAAGAAAAACTAGAAGAAGAAGAAGAAGAAGAAGAAGAAAATAAAGAATAATATTTGACTTCCTCTCTTTTTTATGATATAATTATATTAAGAAAGGGAGGATTAAGATGGAAGAAAAACGTAGCAAAGAACGAGTTATAAATTTAGATGTTTATACTGATGGTTCATTAAAAAAAGTAGGCCAGTCAATGACTTTTGGGGGCTGGTCATTTATTGTTATACGTGATCGAGAAATATTACATGAGGCGGCGGGAAGCGAATATGGAACCACAAATCAACGAATGGAACTTATAGCAATTCGTGAAGCCTTAAAATATGCGTCTTCTATCCGCCGCCCTAATGAAAAAGTAATAATTCATAGTGATTCTGCTTATGCAGTTAATTGCTATTTACAAGAATGGTATATAAATTGGATGGCAAATGGCTGGCAAAACGCTAATAAACAGCCAGTAGCAAATCAAGATATATGGTACGACATTATTCCATATTTTGATAACTTTTGGTATGATTTTAAAAAAGTCGCAGGACATTCTGGTAATTATTGGAATGAAAGATGTGATGAATTAGCTCAACATAGTGCAGAGCA